GATGGTGAGTTGGAGTTGGATGTCGAGGGGAATCCCAAGTTTCGGACGCAAGATGACGAGGTGATGGAAGAAGGGGTGTATTATCAGGGCCCCGTTATCCAGCCGTTGGAATTTGATGATTTCGTTGTGCCCATTGGTGCTATGAATGCCCAGCCGAAGCGACCATCGAATCCGGGCGGTGCCGAATGGGCGACCGTGCGGCAATATGAGGTGCTGAGCCTGATGATGGCGAAGGCCTTGCGTGGCTTTGGTGGTGTCCCCGCATATAGCGATATGCCGAATACAGATGGTGATGAGGGTAAGGAGTGGTGGCTGGCCAATGCGCCGTCCCAGGATCGGATATCGAATACGGAGAATGACCGGCGCGCCAGACAGCAAGATGATCGGGAAGGGATGAACAGGTCGCAGCAGCAAAAGCGCGACAACCCCGAATTCGAGATCTTGACACGGTTTGGCACGTATCCCGATCCCATTACCGGTGAAGATGAAGAGATGGTATTCTTCGTATGTCGCCATCCAGAGATCTATTTGGGCGGTTTTTATTTGTCGGACTACTATTGGAAGGGCGAGAGGCCGCTTTTGGAGCTGCACTACCAGAAGGTGGGCACACGCTTTTACAGTATGGGTGTTATGGAGATCGTCCAGCACCTGTCCGCAGAGATAGACACCATACATAATATGCGTATCGACGTGGGCTTTGCCACGAATATGCCCTATTTCTTTTATCGTGCCGCGTCGGGTTTCGATCCCGACGAGATAGAGCTGCGACCCTTGAAGGGCGTACCCGTCGATGATCCGCGAGACTTCGTATTCCCGCAGATGCAGAATGTTACATCTTTTTACAATGCGGAAGAGACACTGCTGTATACGCTTATTGAGCGGGTAATGGGTGTTACAGACCTGTTCTTGGGTATGAACCCCACCACGGGAGCATCTGCACGCCACGCCACAGGTTTTGTGGGGACACAGCAAGAGGCCGAAGCGCGGATGAGCGAGATATCTAATCAAGATGCAGAGGCTTTTGGTTTTCTGAGCAAGATGATATACAATATGGAATTGCAATATGGCCCCCCGGAGCGGACATTCAGATTACAAGGCGAAGGTGTCGACGAGCCGGCGGGCCTTACACTGAAGCGCGAAGATCTATGGTTTCGTGGGGAATACGACTTCACGCTGGGAGCAAACTACGGGTCGTATAGCCAGATGCAGAAGCAGCAACAGTCCCAGGCGGTGCTGCAGCTGGCAGGGACGAGCCCGCTTATCAACCAAGATCCGCTCAGGCGGTGGGAAGCAGAGGCGTTCTATCTACGGAGCATCGGCATACGGCGCCCCGAGATATTTATCGGGCCCAAAGAGGCCTTGCCGGTCGGGCAGCCCAAAAAGCCCGACGAAGAAGCCGCACAGATGGACCAGTATACCTTTGGTGTCAACGTACCCGCGCCTGTGCATCCCGGCGATAATGACGACGAACATATCCAGTTCGAGATGCAATATATGCAGAGCGAGGTATATGGTGCTCTTGGCAGGCCCAATGAAGAAGCACATATGAACCATATAATGGCGCACCAGAGACAAAAGATGCAAAAGATGCAGCAACAGCAGATGGCCCAGCAGCAGGCAATGATGGGTGGTGGGCAGCAAGGAGGTGGTCAGCAACCCGGTGCACCCGCCCAGCCGCCAGTGCCACAGCAGCAGACGCCCGTGCCGCCACAGATGGGTGGTGGCCAGCCAAATGGATCACAAGCCCCCGGTGCCAATGGGCAGATCGCCAATGTGGCGCCCTTCGGAAATAGCGGGGGTATGCAATGAACAATGCGGTGTCTATAAAGAATACCGAAGAGTCTCGCAGTTTCCGCGATCTGGTGACATCGGATTCGTGGCGGGAGTATAACGGCTTGCTCGGCCAGCTCGAAGCACAGGAGATCAACAAGCTGTTAGACGTGGCACGCCAGGACGACCTCGATATCATAAAGAAGCAGGCCGGCGTGGTGGATGGGATACAGAAGGTCATCACGATTACCAAGCGTATGGAAGGCAAGCTGCGTGGCGAAGATTAACGACCAACCACCCGAGATTATCGACACGGTGGTGACCAATAATGTCAAAGGGGGCACATATCTGTTCGCTTTCTACCCCCCCAACAGCAATGAACCGTCCCTGTGGTATCGGGATATGAAAATCCAGAAGATGCGGCAAGTCTATGACGCAATCGGCAGAGAGCTGAAACGCGCCAATAAGGCAAATCCCCACATCTACTAACCCGGAGGTAGGTATGAAGAAGCACGATGGAGCAAGTTCAGGCAAAATGCCCAAGCGCGCCTCTAAGGTGAACAAGGGTGGTATGACAAAAGCCAAAAGTGGCAACAACAAAGCAGCATCCGCACGTAAAATGTGGTAACAAACGGAGAAAATACCTATGAATGCCAATCCAGACGTTAATATGAACGGTGCAGGGCCCGGTGAGGGATCGTCGACCTCACAAAACCCATCTGTCAACGATCCAAATGTCGGTGGCCAACCGTTAAATGGTGGATCAGAGCCAGGGCACGAAGAAAGTGTCTCTTATGAGCGGTTTAAAGAGACCAACGAAGCAAAAAAAGCAGCCGAGGACCAGTTGAAGGCGATGCAAGACCAGCTCAACAGCACGCAAGAGGCTTACAGGACGTTGGCACAGCAGGCTGTCCAGCAGGTAAGCGCACCGCCACAGCAGAATATGGACCCCCAGCCCGATCCCAACGAAGAAATGGTTCGGCAAATGCTGGGGAATGACGAAACCGGGCAAAAAGCATATGAAGCCATCGACAAGCTGGCGACGATGCGTGCCAACAATGCCACAGCTGCCCAGCAGCAGAATATGTACCAGATAGCAGACCAGATAGCGAACCAGAAAGTGGCCTCGCTGACATCTGGTATGCAGACGGAGAAAACGCTGGGTGCTTGGAAGAGTGCCGGCCTTATTACCGGCGAAGATGAGAAGCGGATATCCGATAAGATGGACCAGATGATGGTAGACACTCCACAGTGGGGCAACCAGCAAGATCTATTGTTAAAATATGTCTTTGGTGAGCTGTCCAGCCAGGGAGAGATCAAAGGACGTGTGCAGCCCAATGGCCCGCCACTACAGCCGGGCGGTGGTGCACCCCCATCAGCTACGCCAGAGCAAGACCTGGCAGTAGACATCCAAAATCGGTTCCGCTCTTTGAAGGGCAAGAGCCTCGACGACGTGAAGAAAACCGTTGGCGACGACTTGTTCCGCGTCCCCGATGACACAGAGAGCGAGATATTACGCGGCTCATATCGTATGGAGAAATAAGAGATGGCAAAATCCAAGGTAGACCAGGCAATAGAGGCAGCAGACACCACAAGTACGGTGTATGAAGATGCCGGTGTTCACGTAGGCGAGACAATGGACAAATACGATGCCCTGTATGTTGATCCAAAACTAAAAGCAGAAGTAGAGGGCAGAGGGGGCAAGCTGCACTGGGCCTCCGAGCGGCAAATCAACCGTCACAAAAACAACGGTATGAAGCCGGTAGAACGCAAAGAGGGCGACGATTGGATGGTCGATCAGTCGTCCCGTGAGGATTCTCGTGTACGCACAGGCGACCTGACATTAATGGAAGTGCCTGGGCGTCTTAAAGAAAAACGTGAAGCGATGAAGAAACAGGCGGTAGCCGATCACCTCTATGCACGCAAAGAAGAGATGGAGCGCCGGCAGGAAGGCGCGGCCAAGAGCGTGTATGATGCCGCCCTGCGGAAAGGGTTGTCACGCGATCAAGCGCAGAACCTGGCACGCAGTGCAGCGAAGGGATTGGGAGACAGCCGCCTGGATGTTCGTCGAGGAAGGTAGACTACTATGGCAGCAGCATCTCCAGCTAATAGCGACAGGCCTTATGGTTTTAAGCCTTACGGTCCTGTGGGCGTAGTACACGCTCTTGGCGTGCTGGTAGGATATGGCACGGAAATATTTATCAACGACTTGATCTCCCATACAGCAGGTGGCGGTGTGCAAGCATCAGCAGCTGCTGATAACCTCGTAATGCGCGGTTCTGCATTGACGGGCTCGGCAGCATCTACGGCTGGCGACATCGCCGTATGTATGGCTCCTGGTCAGCTGTATCAGGCACAAGAAGATAGCGTTGGTAGCACCTTGGCATTGACAGAGCGCGGCGCAACGGGCGATCATATCGCCGGTGCCGGGTCTACGACTACAGGACTGTCGGCGCACGAAATCGACAGTTCTACTGTAGACGCCTCTGGTGATGATCAGGTATTGATTGTCGATCTATTAAACCGTCCCGACAACCTCGTCGGCGACCAAGCAGAATGGGTTGTCGAGCTTGTCGGTCATATCACACACGGCCAGGTTGGCATATAATCATTATAATTAGAAAGGAAGGCATACAATGCCAGCAACAGCATTGACAACTAATTATACCAATCTGGTAACCCTGCGAGGAATACATACTGTTATCCTCAATGCGTGGGAAGATCGCAATCCAGTTGGTAGGAATTTCTTCAACGTATACGACTCGAATCAGTTTCGTGAGCACTCACAGACCGTGGGCGGCATCGGCCTGATGGAAACAAAGGCAGAGGGCGAGCCCATCAACTACGTGGCAATGGTCGAAGGACACAACCAGACCTTTACACACGTAGACTACGCCTTGGGTATGCGGGCGACACGTGAGATGATGCGCGATGAACTCTATGGCATTATGGATGAGATGGGCGTAGAGCTCGCCTCATCGGCACACGCCACAGAGGAAACACTGCTGGCGAACCATTTCAACAATGGCTTCGACAACACCTATACCGGTCCCGATGGTTTGGAGCTCTTCTCTACAGCACACGTAAGAGAAAATGGCGACACATATGCCAATGAGCTGTCTACCGCCGCAGACCTTTCGACGTCCAGCCTCGAGCAGGCCTTGATCGACTTCCGTGACTTCCGCGATGGCGGCGGCAAACGGCTCCAGATCAAACCCAAATGCTTGCTGGTATCTCCCGACAACCAATGGCACGCCAGCCGTATCCTCGGCTCGAGCCATCGCCCGGAAGATGACACCAACGCCATCCAGCCCGTCAACGGTATCCTCGACTTAGAAGTATGGGACTACTTGACAGATACAGATGCGTGGTTCTTGCTGGCCGATAAGTCGGATCATAAGATGGTGCTGTATGATCGTGAGGCTTTCACATCTGAGCATATCTATGACTTCGACACCAAAGACTATAAGATCTCTGGCCTCTTCGCACAGTCGAGTGGGTGGCAAGATCCCCGCGGCGTGTTCGGCAGCCCAGGAGCCTGATCAACTACGGTCCGTGTAAGATTGCGGAAACAATAGTGGGGGGGGAGTAGCGAAAGCCAAACCCCCAATTTCAAAAGGAATACAATGGCTAATCTAAGTTATGCGCGTGGGCGCTGGATGAATCTGGACAAACCCGGTGGCGCCGTGTTCTTTGTCGGCGGCGGGACAGTCGCATTGAATGGCGTGGGTGCTTCCGATACGTATAAGGGAGAAAGGACCGAAGAGCCGATGTCTACAATCCAAGGCGCACTGGATAAGTGCGTGTCTGGTCGTGGCGATACCGTGGCACTCTTGCCGGGGTCTATCACCGTTACTGCTGCTATTACGATGACGAATGACGATGTGACGCTCACATCTGCACAGCCATCATCGCCAAATAGCCGCAGTGCCTCAGTGATTGTAAATGCTACCGATGTCAATACCATCGAAGTAAATGCCAACAACGTGGTTATTGAAGGCATCGAATTTGATGATAACGTAGCAACTGCTACAGCAGATACTGCTGCGATTGCGTGTAATACCGCATCGTCAGCAGAAGATTATGTCGGCTTCAAAGTTATCAACTGCTTTATTGATATGCTCGGCTCAGACACCGACCGTGATGGTATCGCCCTTGGACTAACGGCAGATGCTACAGATGGCGCTATTGGTGCGCTCGTTGAAGGTACAACGATTTTGGATTGTGACCAAGACGCTATCGTCATCAATGTCGGCTCCGAATACAGCGTGGTAAGGAACTGCGTGATTACTGAGTCTGCTAACCAGACGCGCTATGGCGTAGAGGTTTTGGCGATACGGTGTCGCGTAGAAGATTGTATCATCGAAGTGACCACGACAGGTGGCGCGTGCGTGCATAATGGCGTAGCGGCTGCCCGACTGATCACTACGGGATGTCATCTGTCAGCAGTTGGTGCCAATACGATATGTCTTGCTGCCATTGCAACGGCAACAGGTCGCTCTTCTGGTAACTGGTTAACTGCCCTTGCTGCTGGCAACTTGTGCGATTATGTCACAGACAACACCACACCAAGTGCAGATGCCAATATCAGTGCGATATTTGCTG